TCGCGCCGCGTGCCGCCTTAGCTCAGTTGGTTAGAGCGCTAGATTGTGGATCTAGAGGTCCCCCGTTCGAACCGGGGAGGCGGTACCATTTACTTTTCAACCAGTTAAGTGCGTTCCGGAATGTTCCATTCCGACAACCGTTCTGGCGCTCATTCCGACACTTGTTCATGACTTGCTCCGGCGGTGCTCGATGCGCATCAGGGTTCCGGCCTGTTTTTGCGCAGTGGTTCGGTGGATGTAGGTGTCCAGCGTGGTGCGCTGTTTGTGACGTGAGAGGGCTTGCGCCCAGGTGTCTGGTAGCCCGGCATCGCCCAGCTCGGTCAGGCCGCCATGCCGGAAATTGCGCATGCCGATTCCGGCCGGTAGTCCGGCCGCCTTGGCGATCCGGGCGGTGAGCTGTTCCCGGAAGCGCTTCGGGAATGGGTCCCAGACCTTGATGTCGGTCTGCCGGCCGCGCTTGCGCGGGCGCATCAGCATCAACGTGCCCTGGACTTCCAGGAGCGAAGCGAACCGCTCCAGCTCCGGATAGAAGACCACAATCTCTCCGGTCTGCGGGTCCACGCCTTCCAGCGGTGTCCATTCGTCACGGGTCTCGCCGCGCCGGTTCTTGTTGTGCGTGACCAGGGTTTCGCCCGGCCGGTTACTGGGCCGCCAATCTGCCCAGGTCCGCCGGTCAAAGACATCAATCGGCCGCTGCAGGAGATCCCAGCAGGCGCGCGCGGCGAAGGCCATTTGCGGCCACCCCATCTCCACCGCCTTCTCACAAAATCGGACAAGCTGGTCGTGACTGGCCGGTACGGTCTCGGCGCGGGTCCGATCTATGTCCATCGCCTCGAACGGATTGAGGGCCGGCACATCGTCCGGCTTGCGCCGGCGGGCGACTTTCCAGGCCTTGCGGCAAACATCCATGCACAGGGCGGCCTGGCGCGTGAGGCCCTGGCTGCGCAATTTGTCATAGACGGCGTCCACGGTTTGCGGCGTCAGCCGATCGAGCGGATAGCTGCCCAGGCGCTGGCCGTTCTTGAGTTTGTAGTTCCCGAACCGGTCGAGCGCGGTTTCGTAACCCTGCTTGGTCTCGGCCTGGAGTTCGCGATAGCGCCGGTCCTGGCGATAAATTCCACACAGCCAGTCGAAGCTGCCGAAATTTGCCGGCATGGCGCCAGGCTCTCGGCTCTGTCGCCAGTCTTGCAGCGCCTGGTTCATCTTGCCGGCGCGTTCCATGGCGCTGGCAAAGTCCGAGCCCAACGGCGTGGCCGGCAAGGGGCAGCCCGCCTTGCGGTCCCGCGTTGGCGGTGACCAATACCAGGACACCTTTCCGGATTTGAGCTTTTTGGAGGTAACGAAGGGGGGGAGGTCTTCGGCGTTCATGGTGACTAGACGAGTTCCGAGAGATCGCCGGTTCCCCGGCGGCCGTGTATTTTGTCCAGTGCCGCGTCCAGATCCTCGATCAACCATCTGTGGCCCTTGCCCATGATCATGCGCGGGGCAGGATACAGCTTTTCCCGTCCCCGGCAATTTGGGGTGGTGTCGAGGTCTTCACCGGGCTTGGCACAGGCCTGCAGGAATGCGGTCACCGATTTTTCGTCGACATAGGCCGCCGCCGTTTCCGCGCGCATCTGGCGCGGCCATCCGTGATAGTTGGGCTGACGGGCGGCAGACATGGTCAGGGCTCCAGCTCCTCGCTCGGAAGAACTGCAGCGGTCGGCTCTGCGCAGTGGCTGCACAGATCGACCTCGACCCACCAGCAGGGTCCGCGCCCGTCCACGCAGGGCCGAGTTTCGGTGCAACCGCATTTTCGGCATTCGAGGAAGTGGCCGAAGTAGTCAGTTAGCCAGCCTTCAAGTGGAGTATCGACAGGCCCGGCATGGCCGACGTTCGTATCATCAACGTCTACATTGTAGAATTGGATGCGCGCTTGGCCGGCATCGCATTGGCTGTTTGCCAGCGTGATCAGGGCCTTGAGGGCTGCACGCGTGTTCTCGGGGTCGAGAGTTTGTGTGTCGGCTTCCAGCTCGCTGGGCTGATAGCCGTCCGGTTCCAGGTCGCCAGCCGTTTCCAGTGCCAGAGGTCGAATGATGCCGTGCCTGACGTGGGTCATCTCCTCGATGAAGGCTTCAATATCCATATCGTTCAAGGTGGCCACCACGGCCGCGCTGGAGGCAAAGGATTTGATGTCGATGTAGATTTCGGGGTACTTGGCGCGGCGGCGCGTGTCGCGCTGCCGGCGCCAGGCGAGTTCGGTGCGCTTTCTCATGCGGCCGCCTCGTCGCCATAAGGAGATGCGGTCGGCCGGAGTGCCGGCATCCAGAAGCCGGGGCGGAGATTGCCAATCGCCCGGCCTGTCGATGCGAGAATGAATTCTCCGTCCACATCCGCAAAGACGAGCTGTGCGCGCTTGTGGGTTGTGCGCCAGATCCAGATCGGGGCGCTTCGATCTGCATTGCCGCTCCAGACGCCGGGCCACTTCTGGTCCGGCTCACTTCGTTCACACTCTTCCCAGAGTTCCGAGATCGGTATCCACGCGGCGCCGGCGTCCTGTTCGGTTTCAGGTTGAGCGGTATGGCGGGTGATCTCGTTGTCATTTCCCTCCACGCCCCGCTCGGAGAGCATCATCGCGAAATTCGCGATGTCGACTGGGTCGCCCTTGTGGACGTGTTTGATCAGCAGCTGGGTGAGATGCGCGGTGGTGCAGGCGAGAGGATTGTCCCAGCCGGCCATGCCTTCGCGGCGAGCCTGGGCGAGCTTGGCCTTCATGCGGGCGGCGAAGCGCTCGACCGCGATATCGTCGGTGTGTTGATCGAGGCCGTCCAGCCTTGTGGCCAGCTCGTATTTCTCGCTGGTCGCGTTGAATTTCCTGACTATGGCTCGGGCGAGATTGATGTCGAGTTTCGCCGCCAGGAGATCCAGCGCGATCGCGACATCGGCCATTTCATCGGCGATGTCATCCAGGGTGGCGCTGCTGCCCTTGATGCCCAGCTGGGAGCGCCGATATTTCTTCAAGGCTTCCAGGAGTTCGCCGGTCTCGCCGCCCACCTCCAATGCGCGGAAAGACAGGTCGGCTGCTTCGCTGCCGGGCCATTCCGCCTGGCGTCTGGCGCTGGCCTCTCGCAGGTCGGAAAAGAGGAGGCCAGGCTTGCCGATCACCCCCTCAGCTTGAAGGGCGAGGGCAATCGTTTCGGCGAGGTCGGCGCTGCCGGTCTTATTGCCAATTACCCGCAGGGCGGTCTTCATCTTGTTCATGTTGCTCATCCCTGGGCCTCCTCTTGGCGCATGTCGCGGCGGGCGATGGTGTAAAGGCGGCCGGTCACCGAGTTGGGCTTGCGGCCGAGCTTGCGGGCGATATCGATCGTGCGGGCGCCGTCGAGGCGCATGCGCTGGATCGTCTCGTCTTCCTTGGGGGTGAAGCGCCGGACCTGGTGGCCGCCGCGTATCATCACGCGGGGGCCTTTGATCTCGGACCAGGACTGGCCCGGGTTGGGTGCTTCGACGCCGAGGCGCGTGCAATGCCATGCGATGGTGTCAGGCGAGACATCCAGTGCAGCGGCGATGGCTTCATAAGTCTCGCCGCGCTCACGGCGCTCGCACATGTCTTCGACTTTTCCGGGGGTCATCTTTCCCATCACTGCACCGCCTTTCCGGCGCGGGCATTAAGCAGCGCTTGAGCTTGTTGCGCCGAGGCAGTCTCGAACCGGCGGTGGCGCTCGCCATCAGGCGTGATGACTTCCAACTGATGCACCTGAAAGAGGCCTCCGAGGGTCCAGTTGCACGGTTTGCCATCCGCCTTGCCACGAGGGGCCGGTGCGTTGGTCCAGCGTCCCACGCATGAGAAACCCAGGAATCTCTCGACTTCTTCAAAGCTGCCTCCTGCGCCAGCATTTATGAGGTCGTGCGCGGCCTGCACCGTTCCACACATTGGGCACACGAACGCCAAGTGTTCTCGGCAGGGCATTCCTTGGGCCTGTAGTTCCGCATGGAATTCTTCGACGGTGATCTTGCGAACGTCCATCACTGCACCGCCTTTCCGGCGAGCATGGCGGTGACCCGCTCTTGCGTTGTTGCGTCGGCCGCGAATTCCAGCTCAGGCGGGCACCAGGCTGGGTCTCGCTCTTCATGAGTCAGGATGAAGTCGATGCTGACATCCTTGCCGCCGGGCATCTTGGCGACTTCATGGCCGGGGATGCCGGCGGCGAGCGCGATCTGGCGGCGCTGGGCGAGGGTGAAATTGGCCAGATAGTCGGCCGTCATTTCAAATGCCGGCACCGTCTGGAAGCGCAGGAGGCAGAGCGCCAAGTCCATGACCGGGGCTTTGCTGCCGGGCGCGGCGCGATAGCCCGGCCAATCGCCGCACTGTGAGGCCACGATGGCGGCGAAAATGCGGGTCAGCACCTGCATCGGCTGGTCCAGGAGTGTGGCCAGTGCGGCTTGCCGGTTGCTGACGTGGACATGCGGGGCTTTGATCTCAAAGCCGGCCGGCTTCTCCAGCTGGAGGAAGGCCTCTGCCAGCGCTGCCGGTGGGGCAATGCGATCATCCTCGCCCGATGAGGCGTGCCCGCGAATCCAGTCGCCGGGAAAGCCATTGTCGGTTCGCGCATAGGCGGCCGGCAGCAGGCTGATGATCGCAATCGAGAGGGCGAGTTCGGGCGGGGCATTGGCAATGCCCGTCTGCAGGCGCTGGGTTTTGATGACCGCCGCCTGGTTCCAGTGTTTCGGGCCGAAGGGCGCAACACTGTCTTCCTTGGTCTCGCCGGTGGCGGTTTCCCGCGTGACCTTGACCGGTTGATTGCCGGACGGGTTGAGGTCGCTTTTCCTGACCACGCGTTGCTCTTTGATGCGGCTATCGTAGTTCAGGACCAGGATATAGCCGACCGGGAGTGCCGTGTTTTCATCGGCTTCGGCGTAATTACTGGAGTCGAAATAGTCCCGGATCTCTGCGAAGGCGGCTCCGTCGCGTTTGAGCTGCTTGGCGCGACGCTTCATCGCGGCCGTCTGCAGCGTGGTGACCAGGGCCTTGTCGACGTAAAGGACTTCCCCGGTCTCCGGGTCCTCCATTGTCTCACCGTCATATTCGGAGGGGTCGAATCCGGCTTCGCTTGCGGGCAGACCTTCGCGGCGCATTTGCGAGACGACCTGGTCGTAAGTGATCCAGTAATTACTGCCCTTCGCGGTGCCCTCGACCAGGTGCGGCAAGGCGTTGCGCTGGCGCTCATGGCTGGCTTTACGGACGGCGCGGGCCTGGGCCAGCGTGATCTGCTCGGCTGATAGGGCTTCCTGGAGTTCGGGGGCCAGATCCGTGACCAGATTGAGCTGAAGCTGCAACCAACGCTCACTCTTGCCCAGGTTCGCGGCCAGTTCCTTCATGGCGATGCCGATGGCCATGCGGGTTTCGCTGGCGATTTCCTCTTCGGTGAAGCCCTTCTCGATCGGGTCGCCCTTGTAGATCTCGGCGAGGATTTCCTTGATGCGCATCTCGCGGTAGGCGGCGATGCCGCGCGCCTCTTCCATGGGCGGCGGGTCGCGGCGCACGCGGTTTTCCGCGAGGGCGATCAGCAGCATGTCGCGGTCGGTGAGGTCTTCGACCAGGGCGCGCACCGGATAGTCGGCCGGGGCTTCGCCGCGCTCGATCAGAAGGCCGATCGCGCGCCAGCGCCGCTCGCCGGCGGCCAGCTCGTAACAGCCGGCCTCGGTCGGGTGGGGCCGCATGACCAGATTCTGCTTCAGGCCCTTCTCGGCAATGGAGGAGGCCAGCTCTTCCAAGGCTTCCGGATCGAAGGTCTTGCGCGGGTTGATGTCTGACCGGCGGATCTTGGAATGCGGGACGTGGGACAAGTCGTCAGCGCCGGTGTTGGCCGGTTCGGCGCTGTTGGCAGGGGGCGGGGCCGATGCCTCGCCACGCCAGACGCTGGCCAGGGCGCGGGCGGTGGGGGACACGGTGAAGGGTTCGATGCTGATCAGGCCCGCATCCGCCAGGCGCAAGGTTGATTTGCGGGCGTTGGAATCGTTGCGGCCCAGCGTCTTGGCCAGATCGGTCCAGGACGGTTTGTCCAGGCCGCTATCGGCCTGATCGGCGAGGGCTTCGATCAAGGCCGGGTCCGCGATCTTGAAGGCGTCTTGTGTGGGTTGAGCGGTCATGAGGGGGCTCCTTGTTGGATCAACAGGTCGGCCAGGGCTCTCGCGTCGGCAGGCGTCAGCAGGCTGGACATGCGTTCATTGTTGAAAATGAGGGTGAGGCGCACGGCGTTGGGCATGTGCTCGACCGTGATTTCTTCCCGGTTCTTCGGAAAGCGCGTAAGTTGCGATCCGGAAACGGAGAATGTCTGGATGTCGTTATTGCAAGACATGTTGAATGCCCTCGATCGATGGGATGAGTGGAAGCGCATGCGGGCCGCACCGGCGCGCGTGGATGAGCTGGAAGAGCGGCTGGCGGCGCTGGAAGGGCGCCTGGCCCCGACGCCCGGTGATCCGTCCCTGCCGCTGTGTGAGCTGTGCCGGGAAGGCCGCATGAAGACGATTGCGATCAAAGACGATCCGAAGTTCGCCTTTGCCGGGCTCAAGCGGCACACGCTGAAGTGCCAGAACGCGGCATGTGGCCATACCGAGACGCGGCAGGTTGACCCGAACAAGCGCTGACCTTTTCATCAACTTCCCGCCTTCTTCTTGCCGCCGGCCGGCTCGGCCAGCGTCACGCGGAAAGGTTTCAGGGACAGGATGCCGGTGGCTTCCAGGCGGCGGGCAGCATGGCGAACTGCGGTGTCCGAGCGCTGAGTGCGCAGTACGACTTCCGACCAATCGGGGAAGTCCAGACCCTCGCAACGCTGGCGGAAGAGTTCCAGCAGGGTTGGCAGGTCGGTCACGGGCACCAGGCGGGCGCGATCAAGATTGCGGCCCTGCAAGTCCATGAGGGCCGTGCGCTTTTGCGACTCGGCCCACTGGTCCAGATCGTCGAGGTCATAGACGATCCGCCCGCCCAGCCGCACAAAGTTCGGCCCGCGCCCTTCACGGCGTAGCGACGTCAAAAGGCTGATGGAAACGCCCATTCGCAGGGCGGCGGCGTTCACGCTGATATATTGCGCTTTCATGGGGGAGGCTCCGGATCAGTCGGTGAAGGGGCGGCCGTGCGCGTCGATCGGCACCAGATGGCGCAAGGGTTCGACGCGAAGAATGCCGGTGAAGGGCGGGGTGGAGATGCGCACCTGGGCGGTGCCGGCCGTTCGGTCGATGGACTCGATCCGGCCTTCGACGCTGCGCCTCTGCATCAGGAAAGTGACGCGGCGATAGATGACCAGGAGCCGATCAAAGGCCCAGGGCTGGTCATCATTGGCGGGGGCGCAATCCTCGCCCACCGAACGGCGTTCGGTGGCGGGGCCAGCCAGCGGCGGGAAGGTGTGAATCTGAAAACCATCCTGCCCGGGGATGAATGCATGTGTGTCGACCATGGGGTCCTCCGTAGTTCGGGAGGACCCTAATCACGAAAAATCGTAATTACAACACTAAATCACGAAAAATCGTAAATGCGAGTGTGTGGCGGCACTGCTAATCTGGCGTTGAATTGTGAGGAGAGTGCGATGGCAGAGGCCGAGAAGGGGCAGCCGATGAGAGAAATCGGGGCGATATGGGGCGTGTTTGGGTGGTTCACTTTTATAGGCGGATTCATCTGCCTGAGCGGCGCTGCAGCCATAGGCAATGCGCCATCATATGCCACCACAGTAAGCTATGACTGGATTGCGACGCGGCTGGTCTTTGCGATTATCGGCGCGGCGTTGACCGGATCCGGAGCCGTCATGATTTCGGCTCGCGTTGTCATTACGGCGCTGGCCCGATTGAAGTAGTCAGCGCACCACGACTTGCGGGCTGGCGATGCTGACAAAGGGGAGGGCGCGCACAATCTCGACATCTTCGATGAGTGGCGCCCCATCCCAGCTTTCCAGATTGTATCGCCCGGCCGAGTAGCCCCGCCGAACAGTCTTGAAGAGCAGGGTCCCGTCAGCTAGCTCCACGATGCAGGCCTGTCCCAGGGCTTCAGTCGCTTCAATGGTATCGCGATCCAAGCAATAGATGATCCAGCGGTCCTGCGCGGGCGGCATGGAAAACCCTCTTACCTCGAAGGCGACATAGTCAAGATCCGGATTCAATCCGGGTGGAAGTGCGACCTCGTAAATGCCTTCATGTTTCCCCACGCCATCCATTACTTGAACCAATGCACCTGCTCCGACGAGGCCTTTAACCCACACCTTTTTAGTGTGTTTATGAGAGTGTTCATCATAAAGTTGGTCAAGAGTAAGGCCGAGTGCGGCGGCGATTTTTCTGGCTGTGTCTTCTCTGAGTGAGCGCGATTTCCCGTCCAGGTAAGAATAAATCGTGGAGGGCGGCACGCCGGCAGCCTTGGCCAAAGCGTTAGGTTTGGTCCCGGCCCTTTCCAGGGCCTTGCGTACGCATTCGCGGCGTAGATCGGCATCGTCCAGCTTCGTCATGATTGTGAGGTAGCACACGCTTTTGCATAGAGCATTTGCGGAAAATCCCAATTTTGGTTGACATGATTACGAAAAATCGTAATTCATTTGGCCATGACACCCACCGAAGCCAATCTCCAGCGCTTGCAAGCCGCCGCCAAAGCGCAAGGCCGCAAGCTAAACGAAATCGCTGCGGCGGCAGGCGTTGCGCCGGCGACGCTGTACGACATGGCTCGTCCCGGTTGGCAGCCGCGCAGCATTCAAAACCTGATCGCGGTGGAGCGCGCCCTGGGCCTGTCTTTTCCTCCCCAATCCAGCGAGGCAGCCTAGATGTCTCGCTCGCCCGGCATTGCCGCCATTCAACAAAGCTGCATCAAGCCCGGCTGGGCGCGGGGTGTGCCGGCCGACTTTGCAGCCGGTCATCGCGATGGCTGGCGGACGGTGGTCACCGCCGAATTGTCGCTTGCTGGCTGGCAGTGGATGGTCTCGCAATGGCAGGCCGGCCCGGCGGGGGAGGTGGGGCCGGTGCGGGTGTGTGACTGGGGCTGCTGCGAACATGCCGAGTTTCAGGCTCTGTGTGACCGGCTCTATCGCGAGGCATCGGCCTTGGTGGGCTGGGTGTGCGATGACGCGCATGCGGGCCGGGTCGAGCTGCCGGGCTGCCGGGTGATCGACCAGGAAGGGTGGGTCGATGTCTGGGCGAAGGTGCGCGGACAATTGGCCTGCAAGATGGGCCTGTGGAGCGGTCTTGCTGTGGTGATGGCGCGCTGGCGTCTGGGCCTCGTGCATTTGCCGGCCGATGCCGGCCATGCGCCGGCCGGCTGGCTGACGCAGCTGGCGATCGAAGATCTGGGCGAGAGTGAAGAGGGTTTGGTGCGGCGGCGGATCGTGCCGGGATGCACCACGGAATTCACCCGCAATCTGGCGCGGGCTTGGGTTCTGTGGCGTGACGGCGTGGCGAGGGCGGCTCGTCCCCGGGTTGGGGAGGGCGGCTAGATGGTTCTGTTGCGGCTTACGGGCCTGGGATTGACGGGATTGTATTTTGCCGTGTGCTCGCTCCACGGCTTTCTGGCGGGTGCCAGCTTCATACTGGCACTTCACGAAGACCGTTCGGTTTCGGCAGCATCGGTGGTGTTGGCGCTGTCCTGGCTGGGTAGCGGCTGCTTGGCCGGGTTGTGGATTTCGATGATCCTGCGGGCCAGAAGCCGGCTGGACAATTTGATGTCCACCCGAATGCGACCTGGCGTGCCGGACACCGACAGCGAGGTGCCGCGCAAATGAGCCGTGCTTCGCATATCTCCGCCCATCAAGGGCTGCAGCCGCAGGTTTTGCACGGATCGGGACGGGGTGGCGGCGCAACGCTCGGAGGGCGTGTCCCGCGATTTGCGCTTGCGGGTTACGGGTGCCAGCAACAAGCCGGGTGTCAGGCTGACGACTGTGGCGGTGTGAATTTCGTCGAACTGATCCGGTTCGAAGGTGAGCAACATCGGGTGGCGATATTGCTCTATGACGATACGGCCATTGCCCTCGGCTCGCCTGTCCCGCTCGCGCTCCCGCCAACGAAAATAGGCACTGAGGCTGGGGGACAATGCCGCCGCCAGAATAATCAGGGCGTATTGAAGAAGTTCGCTCCAGGGCGAATTCAGGAATTCCTCGATCATCCGGGCAGTTTGCCGCGGCGTGCGTCACGCGTCGAGAGCGATACGGATGTTCCCAATCCTGTTTCATCCTTCTCCCCGCTTGTGGCGATGGGCATCCCCCAGGTCACGTGTCCCGTTGCCGGCCAACCGGGCGGGGAGAGGGGTGCCGGCCGGCTCCTCGCTGTGTCCCGATCCCATCTCTCCGGGGTCCGGGTGCAGGCCGGTCGGCGCCTCGTCTTTTCCGGTTTCGTTGGCGTCCAGCCAGTCTCCCACGGCGCGGTCACGCGCCGCGTCTTCCGGCAGGCCCATGGCCCGCGCCAGACGCGCCAAGGCCCGGGTCAACCGGTCATCGCTTTGTGTGTCGCGTCTCAATTCCGCCTCCCAACTGCGAATGCCCGGCGAGCCTATCGATCGGCGGTGCGGCGGAATGGGGAAACAGCGGCGGGCTTCCCCAAATTCCCTCGCCCCCAAACCACCAACAAGGCAGGTGCCCGATGAGCCGCGCCACGGATATCCCCGCCCATCGCGTGCATCCGGCGCGCGTCTATTCCGGCCTCAAGGCGGCGTCGGCCGATCTGGTGGAGGATAATGGCGGGCTGGATCGGGCAGCGGCGCGCACGCGCGGGTCGGCCGAGACGGTGCGGCGCTGTGTCCGCCATGAGTTTGACGCCCATTTCCTGGGCGTTGACCAGGTGGCCGACATGGAGGCCCGCGCCGAGCATCCCTGGGTGACGGCCGCCCTGGCCGAAACGGCTGGCTTCCTGCTGGTTCCCAGCCCGGAACGCATGAAGGCGGATGGGCTGGAGCAGCGCACCATCAAGGAAGCGGCCGAAGCCATAACCGAGATTTCCAAGGCGCTGGCCACGGGCGGGACGATTGACCGCACCGAGGCACCGCGTGTGCGCAAGGAAGTGCTGGAGGCGATCCTGGCGCTTTTTGCCTTTGATCAGGATCTGCAACGGCGCTTTCCGGACCTCAAACCGCTGCGCCTGGACGGTATCGCCGACCTGATCGGGGAGGCGGACTGATGGCCCGGCGCGCACCTTCCCACAACCGATTTCCATTCCGGCCCTTCGGGCTGGGTCTGCCGGTCTCCGGCATTTTTGCCCTGGTGGTGGCCGGTCTGGTCTTCGCCGGGGTTTTTCTGGCCAGAGGAGTGACGGGATGAGTGAGACCAAAAGCCGTTGGTGTGAAGTGAGTTGGAAAGAGGCCTGCCTGGAGCTGGAAGCCTTTCTGGACGAAGATGGCCGCGTTGTGGCGCTGGGCCGGTTCCGGGGCGTGGTGCCTTTTGAAGAAACGGGGGAGGCCGCCCGAAGCGCCAGTGTGATGTCGGCGCTGTTTGTCGCGGTGGCCCAGGCCAATGTCTATCTCACCGTGCCGGCCAAGCCGGGAGCGGATGCCAAGCGGCCCTGCGTCTCTCTGCAAGACTTGTCGATTGTCCTGTCTCGCGGCCCGACGCCCGAGGCCTTCACCGAATTGGTGCGCGCATTGGCCAGTCTTGAACGGCAAGTGGCGACCGAACGGCGTTCGGCGGTCGAGTCTTCGGCGGCGGATGTGGCGCGCGGCCTGATGGAGAAGGGCATCAAGGATCGCGAGATCCTGGACCATCTCTTCATCCACCAAAATTTCCACCGGGACATGTCCTGGCTCGCGGAATTGCGGGAGGCGGTGTGATGGGTGGGCATAGCTACAGACGCGACGTCAAGGCCCGCGATTATGTTGTCTTTGATCCGGCGGGTGAGCCGGTCTGCCGGGGCTTTACCTGCCCGGATGATGCGGTGCGCAAGATTGAACAGCTGGAGCATGAAGCGCGCCGGGTTGACCGGCCTTGCATGACCTGCCGGGCCATTTTCAAGAGCGAAGGCTCGCACAATCGCATGTGCGATACATGCCGGGGCCGTGCCTCGGGCGAGGATGTGAGCGGGCATTCGATTGCCCTGCCTCGGCGGACCGGAGGGCGGGCATGAGCCGGGTCAAGCTGAAGCCCTTCGCCCTGCGCCGCTGGGCAGGCCTGGCCCTGATCAAGCAGGCGGTCCTGGCCGATCTGGCCGGTGTTGCGCGGCCCATGATTTCGGACTGGACGCGCGGCGCGCGGGCCATTCCGGAGGATGTGTTGGCTCGGTTCATCAAGGCGATCAATGAGCGCCTGGAACGCGAAGGCCTGGCCGAACGCTGCAGTCGCGACAAGCTCGTCCTGCCCAGCCCAATCAAGCCCGACATGCGCAGCCCTGATCAGCGCAAGCAGGCGCGCTATGCCGCCGAGCGCCGCCGGCGGGGCCTTGACCGGGAAGCAGCGCGCGGGGAGCGGGCGGCCTCCGGAAAGCCTGGGCGTGCCGTGAATTATCACGCGGGGGCGGGGGTGCGTGGATGATCGACCTCCCGCACCGCCCCAAATATGGCGAGGACATCACCGAAGCCGAGCTGACCCGTCTGCGCCAGGAGGGAGCCGACAAGGCCATGTTCTATGTCCGGGCGGTGATCGGCCGATTGCCGGTGCGGGATCCGCAGCCGGGGGAAACGCCGGCGGAATGGATGGGAGCCTGGCGCGCCCTGGTCGAAGCGCAACTCGATCTGACGGCCGGTCAGATCGCGCGCGGAGAATTGTCGCTGGCGCCCTTGCCGAAACGGAGGGCGGCCCATGGCTAAGCCTCGCCGGATCCAGCTGAAACGCACCAAGGGTTATCGCAAGCCGAAAGAGGACGTGACCGTCACCCGCGCCACGCGGTGGGGCAATCCCTGGCTGGTGAAGGATTGGGGCCAGCACAAGGCGGTTGCCCTGTTCCGGGATGACCTGTTCGAGCGGGAAGTGTTCGAGGGGCCCAAAGGGCCGGTCACGCTGGCGGAGGTTCGCGCCCAGCTGAAAGGGCGGGACCTGGCCTGCTATTGCGAGCCGGGGCGGCCCTGCCATGCAGACGTTCTGATCAAGGCCGCCAATAGCACCGGAAGCCTGAAAACGGTGCGTCGGGTGACGGGCGGGATGGGGATTGGAGAGCAGCCCGGCCGGCTTGGTCGCAAGCAGGGCGGGGCGCCTTGCGACCATATGGGCGATCCGCTGCCGACCCGTTGGGACTATGTCCTGGATCGGGGGGTGAGATGAGCCCGGATGACATCCTGACCCTGACCGGCCGGGTGGTCGGTGTGATCCAGCGCACCCGGGTCGACCTGGCCTGTGAAGATGCCGCACAAGAGGATCTGGCACGGGCGCTTTATCGGGAATTCTACGGCCCGCGCACCATCGGCCATCTGGTGGACCGCGAAGTCTCCCTGTCACCGCGCGAGCGGATCGACATTATGGTCGGGCCAGTGGGTGTGGAGGTGAAGCGCGCCACAGCGCAGCGTCGGGCCGTGTTGCGCCAGCTGGAGCGCTATGCCGCGCATGACAGCGTCAAGGCGCTGGTCGCGCGGTATCTGAAAGGGGGATCATCATGACCCCCATAACACTGCAGGCCTGTCTTATCCCTGACACGGATGATGTGGCCAAGCCGGGCCAGTATCAGCTGTTGGACAAGCGGTGGAATGTGACGCGCGGCCGGTTGTCGGCTTGGCGCATCGAGATCGGTTGCCCGTGCTGTGGCCACGCCACGGAGTTTGAGCTGTCGCCGGCCGGAGACCGGCACGGCGCCCAAGGTCAGTTGCGCTGGGACGGCAATGTGCAATTGCCCACGGTCTTCGGCCGGATCGTCATTGCCGCCCATGGCCGCTGTGGCGGCTGGTCCGGTCATCTGGAGGGCGGCGAGTTTCGCACGGATGCGACCCTGGTGACGCGGGAGGGCGGGAATGTGTGATTGCCCGATCGCCCGCGCCAAGGATGACCGGATCGCCGATCTGGAAATGCGCCTGGAGCAGGCGCGCGCTCTGGCGGAGACGGCCCAGCCTGGCGTGCCATGGGAATGGCAGCTGGATCGGCCCATGGCGATTGCTGCCCATTGCCTGGCGCGGGGGCCGCACACGGCCGCGCAGATGGCCGTCTCGCTCGATCTGGGCATTCCGGAGGCCCGTCACACGGCGCGCGATGTGGCGGCCATTGTCGCGCGCCTGGCGCGCAATCTGGGCGACTATGGCTGGTTGGTCGCCGCTGGCGGTGAAACCGGCCGGCCGGCGCGGCTGTCGGATATGCATCAGGTGCATCCCGGCTTGCAGGATCTTTTCAGGGCGGCTGTGAGGGGCGAGGGCGATATCAGCGCCCAGCCTCTGCCGACACGCCGCATACCGCCCGGCACACGGGCCTATCAAGCATTGGAGGGCAGGGGGTGAGCGGTCTGGTATCGGGTCTCTTCTGGAAGGCGCGCGGTCTCGGACGGCCGGCGGTCCCTGGCGTTGCCGCCACGGAGACCGAACCGGCCATCCCTGCGCAGACGGCTGTCTCCGGCGCGCTGGTCAAGGCGATAGGCGCGCGGATCGGGGATGCCTGTGATGAGGACGGCGTCGGCTATCGCTCCTTGGCGCGTGAAGCCCTGGCCGATGACACCGAGCTGTCGCCTAAAGTCGTGCAAAGGGCCGTGTCCTGGCTTCGCGAGCTGGGCATCCTGATAGTCGCGGCCGGGGGTTCCGGTGGCCGAGGTGTGGCCCCGCGCTATGACATTGATCTGGATCGGCTTTGCGATTTCATCCCGGCCGATGCCTTGCCAAAGCGCTTCCGCCGCCGGGCGTCCGACCCAGCTGATGAGCGTCACGAAAAGGGGGACAGGCTGACCCCCAATAGTGGCGCAAAAGGGGGTCACGAGAGTCCCGAAAGGGGGTCAGAGAGGTCCCAAAAGGGGGGCATGTCTGACCCCCACCACAGTAAGACCACAGTTAATAACCACAGCGCGGGCGCGTCCGCGAGCGAGCGCGGGGGCTCGCGGCCGTCCCGCCGCAAGCGCCGGTCTGACCCGCCACCGGCGGATCCGCCGAAGCCACCGAAGATCGCTGTTCCCGAGGGACGAGAGGGGCAGCTGATCCGAGCGGCGCTGGACGGCAATGACCCGAATATCGCCTGGAAGGTGAAGCCGTGGCTGGGCCGTTTCCGCTTTGCGGAATGCCTGGTCAACAGCATCGAGTTGAAACTGGTCGTGGATGGTTCGGACAAGGAGTTTCGTTCTGTTTTCACCGGTGCGCTCAAGCATTTAGGGCTCGGCGGGGTAACCGTTTGGATGCCCGCCTTTGCTCAACGGCAGGCCGATCACGGCAATGCCCGATGGCTCACAGACGGGCCTGACGAAAACTGGTTCAGCAAATCGCTTCGACAATTGGAGACCGCTCATGGGTAAGCTCCCCGCATCCCCCGCCATGATCGCCGGGCTGGCCGCTCAACGTCGCCGCAAGGCCGAGGAGAGCCCGGAAATAGCCGCCTATCAGGACCAGGCCGACGAACGGCGTTCGGTGCGCCAGGCGCAGGAGAAGGCGCAGCGAGAGGCTTTCCTGAAGAGCCCGGAGGGGAAGGATATGCTGGCGCGGCGGGAAGCCATGGCGCGCGCGGCGGCGATGCTGGGCAAGTCTGACCGGTGGGGCGAGATCAACACCTTCACGGCGATGATGCGCGGCATGTCGGTCGAGAAAGGGGTGGTCAAGGCCCTGGCACCCAATGTCTTTGTCCAGCGGCTTCACTCCCCCGCTAATGGCAAGGGCGGTCTGCTGACCATTGAGCATGTTGCAGCGGCGGCGGACTATGCCAGCTTGTCGGACCAGCTCAAGGTCGGCGGGGCCAGCCGGGATCCAGCCGAGATCCGGGTCGAGGGTGGCGGCGCGGGCTGCACCGAGCTGGCGGTCCTCAACCGGATGGACGCAGCCAAGGCCTTCCGGGCTGCGCAAGAGGCGCTCCGTCTGACCTCCATCGTGCCCGAATGGGGTCGCGTGATTCGTCGCCTGGTGGACTGGGTCATCCTCGACGGTGGGCATCCGTTGGAGGATTTCGACGTCAAAGCGGTGGCGCCCCTGCTCGGGCAGGATGCCGAAAAGTCCTGCAGGGCCTTGCTTTTCCGTCAAGGTGTCGACTGCCTGTGTCAACACTTCGCAAAGTCCGGTTGACATCCAAACAGTTTGGATCGTACCCATTGTGTCAATCGAGATCAGTGCGTCTCAACCCGCCCCGCCAGCCACCCGCTCGCGGGGCTTTTTCTTGCCCGAAACACACGAAAACAAAGGCTTAGCGGGTCCTTCCTGGCGCTATCCCGTATACGGGGCATCTAAGCGCGGGACTTTTGGACACACAGGCCTCTAAAACATTGTTGACAGTTCCGGGCTCAGCCCGTTGACACCTTAAGGAGTTTCCCGGTCAGCCGGTGGCTTGATCGACCATGTCGGAACCCGTCCCGCTGTTGGACCGGAAGCTGGATGACGGCTCGCCGGCCTACTTCCAGTACATGTCGCAATACGGCAAGGCTCGCGGGGGTGTGACCCGCGCGGCCGTAAGCGCCTGGCACACGCGCGATGGACTTATTGCCTTTGCGACCTGTCCGGTGACGGGAAAGCAGGTGGTGGACGCGGTCGCCAGTGATGAGCGCCGCTTGGCCCACCAGAATCCGCTCAAGCGGCAGGCCGATGCGCCGGCTGCGCTCGCTGCGCCGGTCGAGGACCCGGCTGGTGAGGATCTGTTCCAGGACGCGGAGCCGCCGGCAGCTGAAGAGATCAGCCCGGCCGAGCCGGCGCCGAAGCCCGCCCGTGTGGAAGACCCGTTCAAGCGCAGTGCGGCCGAGGCCGTTAGCCGGGATAAATGGCTGGCCGTTCGGCAACGCGAGATGAAGCTTCGCCAGGAGATGGGGGAGCTGGCCCGTGTCGAAGACATGCAGGACGCGCTCTTCCAGGCCATGCGCCGGGTGCGGGACGCCATGCAGAGCGTGGCCGCCGAGTGCTGCGAGCGCGCCAACCCGGATGACCCGTCGATCGCGCGCCGCGCCATCCAGGAAGAGGTCGACAAGAAGCTGACGGCCGTGGCGCTGGAGGTCGAGCGGCTGCTGGCCGGTGCCGAAGAGATCGATCTGCCCGAGATCGGTGCCGCGCCGGAAACGGCAGACGAGCTGATCGATGCCTGACGGTACACCGGCGGCCGACCTGTTCGCGCCCTGGCCTGAATTCGATGCCCACCTGGACAAGCAGCGGCTGGGCTATGCCGCGAAGATCCGGGAGGCCCTGACGCCAGACCCGCCATTCAGCTTGCTCGAATGGACCTGCACCAACCGGTATTTCGATGAGATGTCATCGAATCCGGGCCTGTATGATCCGGACACGGCGCCCTACTGCAACGAGCCGATCGACGCGCTCTCCCCGGGCTCCGGCGTCGAGGAAATGTCGGTCATCAAGTGCGCCCAATCCGGCGGCACGGTGATCCTGGAGAGCTTCAAGGCGGGCCTCCTGTCCTCGGTCGCGGCACCGGCCATGCTGGTCCATCCGACCATCCGGGCGTTCGAAGACTGGGCCGAGGAAAAATGGTGGCCGCTGGTCTATTCCTCGCCCTCGCTGGATCCCGGCCGGGGTGGTGAAGTCCGCGACAAGACCGACAAGCAGTCCGGCGGCTCGACCGGCAAGCGGATCCGGTTCCGCAAGGGCGGCTGGATCGTCGGGGCAGGGTCCAACTCGGCCGCGACCCTGCGTCAGAAGTCGATCCGCTTCATGGCGCTCGATGATCTCGACGGGTTCGAGATGTCGGCCGCCGAGGAGGGCGATCCAGAGAATCTGGCGCACCAGCGCACCAAGACCTATCGACGGCGCGGGCTGGCAGTGACGCTGCGGGTTTCCACCCCGCTCCTGGAGGGCTCCTCCAGGATCATGAAGCACTATGCCAATTCGGACATGCGGCGGTTTTACCATCGCTGCAAGAATGCCGAGTGCCGTGCCCTGGTCGATTTCGACTGGGAGGACGTGATCCGCAATGAGCGGCCGCCCTATCAATCCCATGTCGTTTGCCCGTCCTGTCAGACGGTCCACCGCCATGGCGACAAGCAGCGCATGCAGATCGACGGGATGTGGATCCCGACTGCCGAGATTGAGGGGGAACACGACGAAGACGGAGTCGTAAAGCCGCCCAAGCTTATCGAGGCCGGCGAGGCGGAACGCTGGCGCACCCGCGACATGAAGCACCTGGCCAAGCACCGGGGCTACTGGATCACGGGTTTCATGAATTTCGCCGAGACCTGGGATTCGATCGCCGAGGCGCAAGACCGGGCCGGAAAAGACCAGGACGCGCTCAAGGTCTTCAACAACACGGTCCTCGGCCGGCCGTTCAAGATCGCGACGAAGACGCCGCAATGGGAAGCGCTCTATGGCATCCGCTCGGAAACCTTCCGGCGGGGTGAGGGCGCCAACGGGCCCTGCGTCTTCACCCTGTCGATCGACGTCCAGTCATACGGGCTTTACTGGCTGGCCAAGGGCTATAACGCCAATGAAGAGAGCTGGTATCTCGACTGGGGTCTGATCCCCGGCGAGACCGCGATCAAGGGCGAGGGTGCCTGGAAAGAGTTGGACAAAATTGCCGATCGGGGTGCGCCGCTGACGCCTGGCACCTATGTGCCTTTCGACGTGATCGGCATCGATGGCCGCTATAACACCGATGCGGTGAAGGACTGGGCCAAGCATCGGCCGCTGGCCATCGTCACCAATGGTGATCCGGGCTGGGGCAGCGACATCATCAAGCTGGCCCGTCGCTCCGAGATCTCGAAATCGGGAAAGAAGAAAAAATACGGCGAGCGCACCTGGCACATCGCCACCTGGTCGGCCAAGGCCGCTCTGGTCGCGCGCTATTACCGATCGGTGGAAGAGGGCGCCATTGATGAGACCGGCATCCCGAAAGGGTATTGCTGGCTGCCCATGAATGCGGATGAGGCGCTGTGCCGCCAGCTGACATCCGAATATCTGCACGCCGAAAGGCGCAAGCATGACGGCATGCTGGTGCGCAAATGGGTGGTGAAGTCTGGAGAGGAAAACCACCTCTTCGACTGCGACGTGATCAGCTTCGCCTGCATCTGCTATCTCGGCGCCCGCTCGCCCGGCGATCGCGGCTCCTGGACGCTGGAAGACTGGATCGAGCGGGAAGAGCGTGTCCGCGATCTGCTCGACCGCGAACAGCGCGATCTGTTCGACCATGCTCGCCGCCGGCCGGCGGCCATCGCAGACACCTCGAACGTCCCGGCCAAGTCGACCGAGCTTTCGCCGGCGCTCGCCGCGATGGCCCGGGCAAACCAGTCATAGCCGCCGAACGGCGTTCGGTGGCGTTTCCTCATCGGGTCGAGCACCGCTTTTGCTGCTGCACACGTTGGCCGGTGTGTTGGGTGCGGCCGGAAGGGAGCGGCGTCGGGGCCAGGCGCCAAGTTTCAGCGGCTCTGGCAGAGCGGTTATGCGCAGGCCTTCCAAGCCTTGAGATGCCGGTTCGACCCCGGCGGGCCGCTCCATCTATCGCAGGAGGCGCGAATGCAGCGCACCCGTCAGGCCGATGATGGCCTGGAGGAAAAGGACCGGCGTGACCGATCGGCGCTCGGCTGTGTCGATCGGGCCTGCAAGGGCAAGTCGGTCCAGCTCGGCGCGGTGACGCGCGGCCGGTGCCGGCGGCAGCGGCTGCAATGCCTGACCTGCCACACGATCTGGACACGGGTCTGGGTCGACTGAATTTCCAATCGCATGGCGCTCGGGGGAGGCCAGCGACGGCGAGGCGGCCGGGCTCACGCGGCCGCCTCGCCCCATCATTCCAGGCGCCGTCTCGTGTGTTCTCGATTCAGCGTTGCGCGCCTGGCCGGGACAGCCGGTTTTCATAGCGGCCGGCTGTCCCACCTTTCTCATTCACCGGAGGCATCCATGGCGCGCACGCTCGAAGCGATCGACGCAGATATCGCGAAATTCCAGGCCGCCCTGGACGATCTGCTGCTGGGCAACAAGGCCCAGACCCTGAAACACAATGGCCGCGAGCGCACTGTCGAGACGGGTTCCAATCGTGCCGGCGATATCCGGCGCCGACTGCTCGAGCTGCAACAAGAGCGCTCCCGTATCACCGGCGAGCGCTCGCCTTTCGCCCCCATCTTTCCGCCGATCATGAGTTAAGCCCATGAAAGAGCGCATTCGCGTAGCGGCCGGATCCCGCCGCATCGATAAATCCGCGGTTCGCGAGGGCGTCGGCTTTACCACAGAGGCACCGCCGCGTGCTGGTGGCGATCCGTTCGACGCCACGCTGCACAATTGGCAGCCGGGCATCGGCTCGGCCGATCGTGATTGGCTGCCTTATCGCGACACGTCCGTCGCCCGCACCCGCAACATCATCCAGAATGAGCCCTGGGCGCAGGCCGGACTGGACGCCAAGGCCGCCACGGTCATCGGTCGGGGCTGGCTCTGGTCTTCGCGGCCGAATGCCAAGGCCTTGGGGCTGGATCCGGCATCGGAGGAATACAAGGCCCTCGCCAACAGCCTGGAGCAGGCCTTCGAAGCCTGGGGTGCGGACCCGGCTTTTCGGGGCGATTACTATCGTTCGGTCCCGTTCGGGATCCAGCTCTACCTGATTGCCCTGAGTCTCTTTCGCGATGGCGAAGGTTTGGCCCTGGTCAATTTCGAAACCGACCGCGCGGACGCGTTCAAATTCTACACCACGCTCCAGCTCATGGATCCTGATCGCCTGTCCAATCCGGATGACCAGATTGATGATGAGCATTTCCGGGGCGGGATCGAGCGGGACGATCGCGGCCGGCCGGTGCGTGCGCATTTCCGCAAAGCGCATCCCGATGATGTTTCATATCTCGCCTTCGATGCCTTCGAGTGGGAGAGCTTCAATATCCGCGAGCATTGGGGCCGCCCCCGCGTCATCCATCTTTTTGATCGAGACCGGGTGGATCAGCATCGTGGCGTCTCGCGTCTGGTCTCGATGCTTCGCCGGTTCAAGGTCCTGCAGTCCTACACCGATGCCGAGCTGAAGACCGCCGCGCTCAACGCAACGGTCTTCGCCACCATCTATTCCGATGGTGCAGGGGAATACCTGGCCGAGGCTTTCGGCGATCAAAGCATGGTGGGCAATCTTGATGGCCTGGTGAATCTGCAGAACAATTTCTACAAGGCGCAGGATCCGCGCTTTGCCGGTTCCCGCGCCGTTCGGGTTTTCCCGGGCGATCGTGTCGATATGCATACTCAGGGCCGCGCCAATGCGGCCTTCGGCGAGTTTACCACCGTCCTCTTGCGTTCTCTGGCCGCCGGTCTCGGCCTCACTTACGAGCAGCTGACCAAGGACTTTTCGAACACGAATTATTCCTCGGCGCGGGCGGCTATGATCGAGGCCTGGCGCATCGTGGAGCGCGAGCGCAAGCTGATCCAGGACCTCTTCGCCGACCAGGTTCTGCTGGCCGTTCTGGAAGAGGCCTTCGATCAGGGAATGATCGAAGTCCCGGCCGGCTGTCCCGATTTCTGGGAGGCCCCGGCGGCCTACATCAAGGGGCGCTGGATCGCGCCGGCCAAAGGCTCGGTGGACATGGTCAAGGAAGGGCAGGGCAATGCCCTGGCCGTGGGCATGCTGCAGACCACCTATGATGATCTTGCCGCCGAAGCGGGGCGCGACCTGGACGATGTGATCGCCTCGCAGGTCCGGATCCTCAAGGCCCTGGATGACGCCGGGCTCTCGCCGGCGCGGATATCTGAGGTCATGTCCGGCGTCCATTCCGCCATTGATGGCGAAAACGCCGCTGCCTGAAATCGAAAGGAAACGCGATGCCGCGTCCTGTGATGCGCCCGCCTAGCGGGCCGCAACGTCTTGCGCTCGCCCCGGGGCATGAGTCCGCCCTCTTGTTCGCCCTGCTCGATGGCGGGGGCGTGCATATGGGCGCGCATCTCCAGCCCTCCATGATGGAGCGGATGGGCGATGCCGGCCGCCACCTGGCCCAAATGGTCGCTGGCCGCGAGGCTCGGCAGGAAGACCGGGGCTGGGCGCCGCAAGTGCCTGAATGGGCCGAGTTTGGCGAGCGCACCGACCATGGCTATACGCTCGTCGAGAATGGCGCGGTGATGGATATTTCCGGCGCCCTCATGGCGCGCGGTTGGCAGGGTTGGTTCTCCGGCTGCTATTGGCCGGGCTATCGTGATTATGTCGCGGCGGTCGAGGCCGCTCAGGAGGATGAGCGGGTCGATTTCATCTTCCCGCGCTTTGACACGCCGGGCGGCAATACGAACGGCATGTGTGAAGCCGCTCGCGCACTGCGTGAGATGAATGAGGCTCATGGCGGCAAGCCGATCGTGGGGCACGCAGCCGAGCTGTGCTGCTCGGCAGGCATGGCCCTCGCCAGCCAGTGCGACGCTTTCTACGCCAGCGACGGTGCCACGGTCGGCTCGATCGGCGCGCGCCTGATGTTCTTCGACATGGTCGGCGCGATGGAGCGGTGGGGCGAGCAGGCCCATGTCTTCCGCTCTGGCCGGCTCAAGGACATGGGCGCCTGGTGGCGCGAGCCGAGCGAGGAAGAGGCTTCGCTTTTCCAGCTTGATGTCGATCACGCGGCCAGCCGCTTCTACGCCGAGCTGGCCGCTGGCCGCGACATGGACCTGGCTCAGATCCGCAAGTCGCGCGGCTGGGAAGCCCAAACCTTCACTGCTGGCGATCCGCCGCCGCCGGAGCGCATCGATCCGATGCGCGCTGATGTCGGCCTGATCGACGGTGTCCTGACCGAAGAGGCGGCCTTCCGGGCGGCCCAAGCTCTGGGCGCGCCCGAATACGGCGCTGTGCCCGATCCCCAATCCACTGGCGCCGAGGAAAGCCGCGCGGCCCAGAAGACGGATCCGCAAGCGGCTGCATCCACTCAAGAGGAACCGACCATGTCGAAACTCTCTGCGCAGGCTGCCGCCCTTCTGGCCAAGAAGAAAAAGGGCACTCTCACCACGGCCGAGGCGGCCGATCTGAAAAAGCTGCAAGCCCTGCTGGCGGCGATGAATGAGGACACCGACACCGAAGGTGAGGACGACGACACCGACGCCGAGGGCGAGGACGAAGATGTCGACGCCGAGGGCGAGGAAGACACCGATACCGACGCCGAGGGTGAAGACGAAGACACCGACGCCGAGGGCGAGGACGGTGACAAGAGTGCCCAGGCCCAGCGTGTTCTCGATCTCGCCGCCGCCCAGTCCAACCCGAAACTCGCCGGCCGTCTGGCCCTGCGCGTCGCTGAAGGCCGCATGACCTTCAACGAGGCCGCCGCCGATCTCAACGCCGCCAAGTCTGGCGGCAAGCCCGGCCTGGTCGATCGTCTCGCCGATGCCGGTCGCGGCGGTGCCACTCCGGGCGACGGCAGCGGCAAGCCGAAACAGAGCGCTCTGGTCGCCGACGCGGCCTCCCGCACCTGACCGTCCTGATCGGGTCGCCGATCAAGACACCACCCCAAACCTTCAACTGACGAAAAGGGAAGTTCCCCATGCTTAAGGTTTACAAGGCGACCCGCCAGACCCTTCTGAGTTCGGTCGTCCTCTCCGTCCTGTCACACGATCTTTCGTATGCCGAGGGCACTCTTGCTGCCGGATCTGGCGCCGATCGGGAAGTCGTGATCGGTCAAGTGCTGGGCAAGGTCCTGTTCGGCACGCCGACCGAGGATCATACTGACAACACCGGTAATGGTGCCATGTCCGGTCTGGCCCTCAAGGCCAACGCCCAACTCGGTGACTATACGGTCGAATGCATCACCGCCACCACTGACGCTGCGACCTTTGCGGTCTTCGACCCGCTCGGTCGGCGCATGGCCGATGCGGCCACGGATGCGGCCTATGATAATGGCGAGATCGCTTTCACAATCGCCGATGGCGCAACCGATTTCATTGTCGGTGATGCTTTCACCATCACCGTGCCGGAGGGCAGCGGCGAGTTTGTCGAGCTGTCGCTGACGGCTGTGGATGGCTCGGCCCGTCCAGCCGGTGTGTCTGCGAGCAATGAAACCGCTCCGGACGGCACGTCCGTGCCGATCGTGGTTCTGGAACGCCTGGCCACCATCAAGTCCACGGGTCTGGTCTATCCGTCCGGCGCGAGCTCGGCCCAAAAGGCGGCGATCGTCGCGGCTCTGGACGCCCTCCACATCAAGACGCTCTCGGCGGCTTGATCCCGCGCGGGCGCCTGCGGGTGCCCGCTCCCATCCGGCATCTGAAAGAAGGATTTCCACATGCCTCCGATTCAACTGTCGAGCGGGATCAACTTCCCGTTTGAAAATGTCGAGATCGCCCAGGCGCTCTCGGTCCTGCCCAACAAATACGGCAAAATCTCCCGCTCCGGCCTCTTTGGTCCCGGAAAGGGGCTGATTTCTCGCTATGCTGAGATCCGCATTCGGGATGGCAAGCTTGTCGTTCTGGGCTCCAAAAACCCCGGCGCTGATTCCGACACCCTGGAGCGTGGTGATGAAGATGCGCTCCACTTTCCGATCGCGCACTTTCCCTGGAAGGGCTCGATCGGTCCGGGTGATATCCAAGGCCTGTTCGCCTTTGAGGCTGGCCCGCATCGTATCAAGCAACAGGCCGAGGCGCTCAACGAGCTGCTGATCGATCTGCGCGAACCGGCGGATGCCACGACCGAGTATACGCGTGTCGGGGCTCTCAAGGGGCTGATCAAGGATGGTAACGGCAAGACGCTGTACGATCTCTATGATGCCTTCGAGATCACGAAGAAGGTCATCTACTTCGATCTCTCCAATGAGAATGCAGATGTTCCGAAGCAGTGCCGGGCGATCACCCAGCACATCGAGAAGAATCTCGGCGGTGACCAGATGACGCAGGTGCGTTGCTACGTCACCTCCGACGATCTCAACGACATCCTGAACCATCCCTCGGTCGAGAAATACATCGTTTCCGGCTCGGGTATGGCGGTGCAGGCGCTGCGTCTGTCCAAACTGATGGCGGCCGAAGGGCAGTTCGTCAGCGAGATCGAGATCAATGGTGTGGTCTTCGAAACCTATGACGGTGAGGCCGTGCTGCGGAACGGTTCCACGGACCCCTACCTCACCGCCGGTACGGGCCAGGCCTTCCCGGTCGGAACGCGCAATGCCTTCCGGACTTTCTATGCGCCGGCCCACGCCATGTCGGCCGCCAACAAACTGGGCCAGCGCATCTGGTCCTCCATGAAAGTGCTTGACCATGACCAGGGCATCGAAGTGGCAATGCAGATGAACGAGCTGAACATCTGCTCCCTTCCGCAAGCGCTGGTCGAGGTCAGCATGGGTGCGGATCCGTCCTAACCCTGAAGACCTCCCCAAACTCAAAGGCCGGGGCCGTGTGCCCCGGCCTTCTTCTCAAGCCCTGGGTCCCCCGCATCCGGCCAGGGTTTCAGATGAAGGCTGCGCCTGGCGCGTCTTGAGGGTGCTTCACAGGAGAAACGCGATGACCGCGAAAAAACCTGCCGCCAAGACGGCGGCACCGAAAAAGTCTGCGCCGAAGGCCAAGTCTTCGCCGGCGCCGAACAAGGCCGAGGCCAAGACCGAAACGGGCGAGCCTCAATCCGATCTGCTGTCGGCGGGGACGCCGCCGGCTGCGAACGGTGAAGCCGTCACGCCGCCGGTCGTGGGCGAAGCCTCGACCCCGGCCGATGAGGAAGCCAAGGGCGCGGAATC